TATTTTAACATTTCAAAAAAATATCGAATTATTTGGAGTAAAAGCATCAATAGTATGGTATAAAGTTATTGGTGGAATTATTGATTTAATAAAATATTTTGATAAAGTTTTTGGTGCAAGCGAATTATTAGGGGAAACGTGGGACGCTGTAAAAGGTTATGCTAATTCTTTATTTAGAGCATTTGAATCTGTAAAAGGTATATTAATTGATTTAGCAAGAATATTTGGCATAAATGAAAGTACTTCTGGTGGTTTTTTAAAAACAATTTATCAATTTATTAGCCCATTAAATTTATTAAAGAATTTATACAAAGGATTAAGTTTAGCATTAAATACATTTTCTAATTTAGTTGAAAGTTCAAGAGCAAATATAGGTGCATTTGCAACTACTGTAAAAAATGTTTTTTCACAATTACAAAATGCAGTTTCTAATTTTGATATTACAAATCCTTTAAAAAGTTTAAAATCTTTTGCAGACTTAAATTTTTCTAAAATTTACAATGATGCTTTGGATGGAGAAAAGAAACTTGCAGACCAAAGAAAAAAAGATAAATTAGTACAAGATGCTATAAGCACTATTGGAGATATAGCAAACTCATCAATAGATAAAACAACAAAAGACCCTACAAAAGATAAAAAAAGCAGTTCGGAAAAAGTTGAAAAATCAAAAGAAAAAAAAGACGATGCTGACAAAAAATTAGAAGAAGCTCAAAAAAAAGAACTTGAACTTGCTAAAAATTTAGCAGATGAACAAATAAAACTTGCAAATGCAGAACTACAAAATTATATTTTAAACAATGCATCAAAATTAACCGATTCTAAAAGATTAAATAAAGCATTAATCGACGAAGAAAATAAACGATTAGATACTTTAAAAGATAAAAATGATAAGATAAACTTTGATGAATATAATAACAAAAAGAAATTAATTGAACTAAGCAAAGATGATGAAAGTTTAAAAGCTGAACAATTATTAGTTTTAACAAAAGAATACGAAAATAAAAAATTAGAAATATCACAAAGTACAGATAAACAAAAAAAAGATAATTCTTTAAAATTAGAAACTCAAACGGTTGAAGATAAAAAGTTAATTCAAGCAATAGAATTTGAACAACAACTTGCAAGGTTAGAAGAATTAGGTGCGTCTGAATTTGAAATACAACAATCTAAATTAGAACAAGAAAAACAACTTGAATTACAAAAATTATCTGAAACATTACAAGAGAAGTTTCAACTAAAATTAGATACGGATGCAAACAATAATATTACTCAACAAGAAATTGATGATGCAAAAATTGAACTAAAAAAAGAATTAGATGCAGAAAATGATTTATTTGAACAGGAAAGAATAAAAGCTCAGTTAGATGCTATAAATTTATTAGAGGTTGATTACGCAAACAAAAAGCTTGAAATAGAAAATATAGTAAATGAAAATAAGCTACAAGGTAGGTTACAAGTTTTAAGAGGTTTGTCACAAATAGCAGGACAAGAAACAGCATTAGGAAAAGCTATTGCAACGGCTTCAGTTGCTTATGAACAATATAAAAGTATATCTTCTATAATTTCTAATTTAGGTATTGCAAATGCAAAAGCAGTATCAGCTTCTCCTTTAACTTTTGGACAGCCTTGGGTTGGTGTGAATACAGTAAAAGCAGGAATTGATATAGGAGCTTCGGTTGCAGGTGGAGTAAAAGCAATAGCAGATATAAATGGAGCTTCCGCAATTTCAAATATAGCAGGAGGTGTTTCAACTGTAATAGGAGGTGTTAAAAAAATACAAGGATTTGCAGATGGAGGTCTGATTAATGATGGAACTTCAATAAGTAGAGCAAATGGAGACGATGTATTAATTACAGCAAAAAAAGGAGAAGTTATTTTAAACGAAAATCAACAATCTTTATTAGGAGGTGCAAATACTTTTAGCAGAATAGGTGTACCAGGATTTGCAACTGGTGGATTAATAGGTGCATCTAATTTACAAAGCGTGCAAAGTTCTATATCTAATAATCAAAATGTAGCAGAAGTTTCTGAAAATGCTATATTACAAATAACAGATGCTATATATCAAGGTAGTCAAGTAGGGATAAGGGATTTAAATGCAGATTTACAAATTTCACAAGGAGCAAATTTTTAATTATGGATATAAATAGTTTATTTAGAAAGATTAAAACAATTTCAAAAGTAGGATTAAACCCTTATTTAGAGGGACTTTATAATTTTAACAATCCAAAACCCGAAATTGAATGTTTAGCGGTGCAAAGATTAGTTAAATGTTTAGGTTGTAAATTTTATGTAGATGAGCCAAATGAATTATTATCAGTTAAAAATGATAAAATTGTAGATTTAAACGGCAAAATGTGTGGGAATTGCGAATGTACTTTAAGTTATTTAGTAAGACAAAACCAAAAAATATGCAAAAAATGGCAAAAGTAGTAGATTTAGTTGAAGAAAATGTAAACAATTTTCGTAAATTGACCGTTGTAGGTGTTAAAGAATTGAACACAGCATTGCTATATTTGTCTATATTTAAGACTTGGGAAAGTTATAAAAGTATAGACAAACCATTTGAACGTAAACAGGTCGTTGCAAGCGTATGCAAATGCAGTTATAATACTGTATGTATAGCTATAAATTTGATGCAAAAAAATGTAGGTTAATAAACTTTATCTATTGTTACTTTTGATATTTCAGCGGTATTAATAGTAGTTGAGTTTGTATGGTAAGTTGTATTAAAATTGCTCGAACCTTTGGATATTGAAAAACCTAAAATTTTTATATTTTTTGAAGTTCCATTTATTTTAATATCAATAGTATAATCCACATTTTTATTTACAGTAAAAGAATTAGAAAAGTTAGAATAGATTACAATAGTTTTATTATTTGAATTTAAAACGTAGCTCCAACTTGATCCTGTATGTTTGACTTCAGAAACATTTGAGGGTGGAGAAATATTATCATCATCATTTCCACCGCAGGAAAATAAAAAGATAAAACTAAAAAGGTAAATTAAATTTTTCATATTTATTTGTTTAATTGTTGTTTTAAATATTTTTCTTTATCAATATTATTTTTCCATTCATTTTCATTCATTGGATATATTACTTCATTATCTTTATTAGAGTTCCAATTTTCACACCACTTTAAATATTCAAAATATTTTCGATGTTCATTTATTTTTTGTTTGTGTAATTCAATATAAGCATTGTGTTTTTTGTCTTTGTTTTTCTTCCAAAAAGCGAAGCAAATTAACCAAAAAACAAATCCTATAACGAAAATTATAAACATTTCATAAATAATATTATTGCAAATATAATAAATATTTTAATAATACACTAAAATTCAAATAATTATATAAAGTATTAATTATTAATACTTTAAAATAAAACACTTAAAAATAGTCGGAATTTGGTATTGTAAAATAATACCATTTTGGCAAATAGCGAAATTAACATTTACGGGGATATAGTGCCGTTTAAAATTAGTGATGAATTTGAATATGATTTACATTCATTGAATGCTGATTTAAAATCATTGACAATTTCCGAAAATGAAACCTTGACAATAAACATACACACTTGCGGTGGCGATGTAGAAACTGGTTTTGGTATTTACAATATTCTTCAAAGATTTAAAAAGGAAAACAAAATAAATTTAATTACAAGGATTGATGGTTATTGTGCTTCAATAGGTACGGTTATATTTTTGGCTGGTGACAAAAGAATCGGTAACGAATTTAACAGTCCATTTGTTCACGATGCGTGGACTATTTCTGCTGGAAATGGCAAAGAATTAATTAAGATAGGTAACGAACTTGAAGCTGTAAATAATCGTATAGCTAAACTTTATTCAGAACGCACAAATTTAGACTTTGAAAAAGCAAAAGATTTGATGGCGAATGAAACATGGATAAGTCCTCAAGATGCTTTGGAGTATAATTTCTATACTGAAATTGAAAATAACGTAAACGCAAGGCTAATTCTAAACTCAATAAAAAACAATATTAAAACAAATAATATGAATATCAATGAACAAATTAAAGCAATCTATAATAAACTTTTTGTTGAAGTTAAAAATAAGATTGTTTATGACGCAAACAATGTAGAAGTAGATTTTTACGAATTGGCAGATACAGAAGTGGTAAAAGTTGGAGACAAAGCAAGAATAGGAAGCGACAACGCAAACGGAGAAGTGCTAATGGCTTCAAGCGATACTTACTTTTTTGAAAACGGTGTTTTAACTGAAATTAAAGAAATGGAAGAAGAAAATAATGATGAAGTTATAGCACAATTAAAAGCTGAAATTGAGGAATTAAAATCAAAAAATTCAAATTTAGAAACTTCAAATAATTCTTTAAAAGATGAAAATGCAAAGTTTTTAGAATTTAAAAATCAAGTTTTAAATATAAAACAAGACGCTCCCAAAGATGAAAAAAAACAACATGAAAAAGATGTTGAAGAAAAAAAAGAGAAAAAATTCATTTTAAATAAATATAAAAAATAAAACAATGGCAATAAATACAACTGATTTCGTAAACGATGTCTTGGCACTTGTAACTGATATAGCAAGTGGCGAAAAGATGCAACTTTCACAGGCTATTATAGAAAAAACTGAAGAATATTCAAGCTTTGAAAATAGTATTTCACACACAATATTGACAGGGATTAGAAATGGAAATGTAATTCCTATTTTATCTGAAAATCCTAATCCTGAATCATTTCCTTTTAACAATGCAACCGACTGTACAGTTCCTGATTGTGATTTGGAAATTAAAGGTTCAACTCACAAATGGGAAACTGGATTAATTGAGTGTAGAGTAGGAGTTTGTTTAAGAACTTTTGAAGAGGATTTTAGAAAATTCTTCAATGGTAATGTAAATGATTTTGATGAGGACACAAATTCTGCTTTAATGCAATATTTAGTTAATCAATTCAAAATGAATTTTAACATAGCTAAATGGAGAGTTGCTTATTTTGGAGAAAAAGCAAAAATAGGAGCGAGTGCAAATTTCTACAATGGATTTGATGGTTTCTTAGTTCAACAACAAGCTAATCCTACTCAAATAATTGATATTACTCAAAATGCTGGGGTTGATTTTACGGCACAAAAAACAATAACAGGATTAGATATATACAATTATTTAGTTGCAATGGATACCTTGTATTCAGACCAAATTTGGAACGAGGGTGGTGCTTTAGAATATAGAATGACTAAACTAACTGCTCAGATTTTATCAAACTATATGAATGGTTTAAAAGATAAAACGTGTTGCGATGGTGTTGAAATTGTCAATCCTGATAATATCGGAATGAAGTCTTACGGTTTAAATAATTTGTCGTTTAGGGGCATCCCAATTAGAGTTATGCCTGAGTGGGATTTCTTAATTAACAACGCTTCAGGATTAAACGGTGGCGGTGGAAACAACGCAAGACAAAATCCACATATAATCATGCTTACTTACGCTAATAATTTATTAGTAGGTACTGAAAGTATTGATTCTTTAGAGCATTTTGATTTGTGGTACGAAAGAAAAGACAAAAAGATTTATATGGAAGGAGGTGCAAGATTTGGTACAGGTGTTCCATTAGATAACTTCATTTTAGCAATTTAATAACTATTAAAAAAATAATAAAATGGCAATAAGCTCAATATGTGCAACGCTAAACAATGGTTTAGATTTCACTTGTATTTCAAATAATCCTAGAAAATACTATCAGCAATTAGTATTAATCAATTCAACTGATATAGATACGACAACAATAATTAAACAAATATTAGACACTCCAACTTGTAAGCACAATATTACATTTCAATTAAAAACTGGAAAAACAGGATATAGATTGTCTTTACCTGAAAATGGTGGTTCTATTTTTGGAAGTTTTGATAAAACTACCAACGAATTAACAGGAAGCCCTCAATATATACATAAAGTAAATTACGCAGTTGTGGGTATATCTGAAGACGTTAAATGTTTTTTACGTTCATTAGATAAAGGCTCTTTTGTTGTAGTAGGACAGTTAAAAGATGGAACTGTAGAGGTTTATGGTATTGATAATGGTTTGCAAAACGCAGATTATACATTTGATATTGTAGGCGGAAATGGTGGAACTGCAATAGTTTTACAATCATTAGAACAATCTCCTGAAAGTCAAATACCATTTGTATATACCTCATTAGACCCTAATGCTGATTTTGATAGCAATTTTGCAAACCCTTAAAAAGTAAGGTTTTGACAAAAAGTGAAATAATAAAAAAAGGAAGTAGTGCAGTGCGAGGTAGTGCCACGCTACTTTCTTTATATTATGAAATGTTTGAAAGTGAATTTGGGTACATACCGCCTCCTCCATGTTGTGGAAATATGGTAGACTGGTATAAGTTTACAAACTCAAATAATACAAAAATATTCATTCCAAAAAATATAAAAATTATGGGATTTAAAGTAAAAGACAAAAACGAAATATATTCATTTTATAATGCAAAACATAAAGAAAATGGATTAAGAAGAACTGAAAGAGTATATGGTAGTAAAATGAATGAAGATTGGGCGGTTGCTTATTTAACGATAGGAACGCCTGAAGAAATTGAAAAAAGAAAAAAAGATTTTATAGACTTGCCAAAACTTGACAAATTAGAAATTGATTCTAATAATGAAACAGTAGAAGTAAAAAAATCAAGAAAATCAAAATAAATAAATGAGTGTTAAAGGTTGGATTAGGAGTTCAATTATAGAGGTATTTCAAAAGAAAACACCCGAAGCCAAGTATTTAAAAGATTATATCTATTTAAATGGCAAAGACAACCTATATCCAAATTCTTTAGTAGCATTATTAAACGACAGCCCGACAGCCAAAAGATGTTCTAATTTAATGGCAAAGTATATAATAGGTCAAGGATTAAAAATTGATTTTGATATAAATAAAAGATTTACATTAAATGATTTAAGCACCCAAATAGCACGTCAAATTTCAGTACATTATGGAGCAGTTATTTGGATAGGTTATGGAATAGATGAATCGGGAAAATTAGTTAAAAATCAATTTAAAGTTTTGGATTATTCAAAATTTAGAAAGCAAATAGACGATGCAGATGGAAATAATGGTAAAATAATTATTAAAGATTGGTTTTCTGAAAAGAAGTTTTTTGGTCAAGACAAAAATAAATCTGAAAAATGGTTTTATTCTTTTAATGATAATGATGCTATAGTAAAAAGTCAGATTAAAAAAGATTTTGGAAAAGAATACGAAAACGAAACTGATTTTATAGAAGCAGTTAAAAATTACAGAGGTCAAGTTTATCACCTAAATTTAACCCCTGAATATCACTACGCTGTACCTTTGTGGGATTCAGTATGGGATGATATAGATTCAGAAATTAGAATTAAAAGATATACTAATTCACAAACACGAATGGGATTTGTCGGTAAAACTGCAATCCTTACAAGTGGATTAGATGAAGAAACTGAAATAGCGGTTAAAACACAATTAAAATCATTTTTAGGAACGGAGGGAAGTAGTGATGTTTGGTATTTGAATGTTGAGGGTATTGAAGATATTTCTAAATGTTTAAAAATAGAACAAATCAAACCGCAATATGATGATAAACTTTTTGCACAAACAGACCAACGTATAAGAAAAAATATAACAGGTGCATTTAATAATATTCCAGAAGCCTTAATTTATTCAAGTGAAAGTTCACTATTTGGAACGAATGCGGAAACTTACAAACAAATGAAAAGTTTCTATTTTGAACAAAATGAATATGAACGTAAATCATTAGAAAATTGTTTGTGGGATTTAGGATTTCAAAATGCAGAATTTAAAGGATTTGATGATCCAATTATAACACCAATAGTAGAATGATTTGCGAGGATAACATATTATTGACAAATGAGGACTTTCAATGTATAGGGCAAGTTGCTAAGCATTGTGATAATCAAAAACTTTGCATTTCAATTAAAGAATCAAGGGATTTTGATTTATTG